TCCTGGGCCGGACTGCTCTGAGATTTCTTTCTTTGTAAGTTTTTTAGTTACGGTGTTAGTAAAGATTTTTCTACCAATATAAAACTTTCCAGTCTCAATGTTTGTTATCATATAAACAAATCCGACTGCTTTGTCTTCAAATTGATATTCTTCTGTAACTTCTTTATTTTCGTAAAACCAATTGGGCATAAATTTTATCTATCGATATTAATTAGTATTGTTGTATCTGTTACGTTATTACTTGGTAGTGGTTTTGCTAATTTACCAACTGCAATTAAATCTTGATTTTCGTTATACAATCCTACAGTAGTTACGTAAGGATTAAAATAAGAACCTGTTACAAAGTCGTAAACAGTTCCGTCTGTTGATCCTGAAATCAAAGAAGGGTTCAAAGAGAAATTAAATTCTGAAGGAGTAAATGTGCATTTATATTGAGTTTCAAAAATTGTAAATGAACTGCTAAATGAACAAGTTACATTTGGAGAGGAAATTATATTCTGAATGAATGGAGTGCTTGTTGAGTCTTTAGTTAGGATAGCTAATCCGTGTTGATAGATAATGTTACCGCAGTATGCTTCTCCTTCAGAAAAGTACAGGTTTCCGTTTCCATCATCAGTAATACTTCCAGATTCTGCAGCCACAGTAAAGGAGCCTGGTTGAATAATATCTCCGTATAGTTTAGACGGTATTGAAACTACTCCAATAATAGCACTAGAAGATGTTGGGAAGTATCTTTCAAATGCTAAAGTAGTTTCTAAATAGTTTTCAAATCTACCTGCAGAACTTGTAGGTCCTACCAATACGTTTCCTAGAGGATCAGATCCTGGTACTATGAAAGGGGTTGATACAGAGGATCCGTAGCTAGAGCTTAGGTAGTTTGAATAGTATAGTTCTTTAGTAGAATTGTAAACCAGTCGTTTATACTCTGTAGCTACCTGCCCGGTTGTTGCTTCATCTAAGCTAAATAAACCTTCAATGTTTTGACCTAAGAATCTATCAATGCCAACAGTAGATCCGGTAAGTTCAGCCGCTCCGGTAAACCGGAAGGCTTTATTCACCTCAAATGGAGTGACTATTATGTCGGATGCTAGTAGTTGTTTGAACGCCGCCATTCATTTTAGAAATCAAGCTTAACTCTAATCAAAGCTTCTTTTGTAAAGTCTTTAACAAGGGGTTTGGACAATTTTGCTACAGCAAGTAATTCACTAGAATCGTTGTAGAATCCTACAGTAGTCATATAAGTCTGAGGAGAATTAATGAAGTTACTAAAGATTACATCTCCGGTTGAACCAGAAATAAATGATGGATTCTCTGAATAGTTAAATTCACTGTTTCTTGCTCTAACGAATACGTAATCAGATGTTACTGTCTCCTCACTATTAACTTGAAAAGAAGCAGCTCCAGAAATTGCAGCAAACAATCTAGTAATGTTATTTCCTTCTGAATCAGAAGTTCTAGAGGGTTCTAAAGCAATTGATTGGGATAGTGCAAGAGGGTTAAGGATGATTGTAGCGATATCAGGAAGGAATAATCCATATGAACCTGATGAAAGTGAATATCCATTAGCATTTATGCTTGTATTAGCAACTCCGTTTGAACCGGAAATAATCTGATAAACTCTACCGCAATCTAGGTAAGTATCTGTCGATACCATTCCAGAGTTGTCAGTTAAGTTGATTGTTGTGCTACCGCTTTTGATTTGTAGGTTGAAAGTACCTTTTAGTAGATGCTCTTTATATCTAGCTCTATCTACAGAGATAGCCCAGAAATCAGAAGCAGTTACAGTTGCAAAGATAAAAGTAGCTGTTTCACTTCCGTATACTAAGTTACGGTATTGACCGTAAACCGTTCTTGTCGGAGATACTCCGGGTACAAGGTCGTTATAGTTAGCACTTCCTGAACCTTTTGAGTTACCGTATGCAATTGCAAACTGTACTGCCGCACTACTCAAAGTAGATGCAGTCTGATATACATTTTTATAATAGCTATCGTTTGTTGAAGTTGTAGAGGAAGTGAAGAATGTGGTTAAAGTTGGGCTGTTGGTGGACCAAGCAGTAGCAGTGATTGAATCAACGCTTACTAAAAAATCTTCTGGATCTAATCTTTTAAATGACATTTTCTTTATTAGTTATTTTTAGTAACGGTTACTGGGATTTGTAATCTAGCTCCTGAATCTCTACCAATTACTTGTAAGGTAGCGGTAAGGGCTGTATTTGATCCAAATAAAGTATTTACTGTTGTTGCACTTAAGTTCAATGTTGTTCCTACTACTGTCTTAGATACGTTAGTACCGATTGTAGTTGATTGATTCAACGCTTGAACATCTGGGGTATTAATTCCTACACCTGTGAAGCTATTAAACAATCTTACATCAGAAATTGTAAATGTATATCCTGAAGATTCAAACAAAGCTGTTTGAGAAAGGTAATTCAAAGTCTGAGGAGTGATTGCCAAGCTAGCACCTTGCTTAATAGTAATTGAAGAGTATCCAATATCTAATACTGGCATTCTAGCAGTACCTCTAGGAAGAGTTACAAGCTTATACTTCATGATTTGAGTCTCATCAGGAAATGCTTCAAGTAGTGGCATATTTTCAATAGCTTCCCCGTAGAAAGCTGAACCTGATGGTTGGTTTGGATTGTACAGAGTGTAATCGATTTCGTCGTCTGACAATGCAAATTGCGTAATTCTAAAAGAACCGTCGCCGCGGGCAAGTAATTCTCTCCCTTTTGCGGTTAGGATTGCATCAACTGTGACTGCGGTATTATTTAAGTATCCCATGATTTATTATAAATATATTACTTTAAAGTTCTATTCCTGCCTGGCGAGCAATACTAATTGGATCGTACGCCGGGTTAAAATCTCCAGGTACTAAAAGACCTCCTACTGTGGGGTCTACATTCATACTTGGGTTAATAGTAGTTAGTACAAAGGTTTCATCTGGTACTCTTCTAAAGATTCTAAAATTCTCAGATGTAGGTGTTCTTAGTTGATATTCAACTTGGGGATAATCTGTTGTTGCGTTTGCTAAGACTACGCTGCTGCTAACGTTATTATTGGACCCTGTTATAAAATATCTAAAGTTAAATAATCCTAAAGCAGTAAATGTTCCATCTAGAGAACCTGTATTATTGGAAGAGAAAGTACCTAAATTTCCAAAACGGATATAGTCTCCATACTGTAGTGGTAGATAACTATCTGCGTAGTATAAAGTCTTGTTACTAGTATTACTTGTTACCGGGAGGCCGGTTGTTTTATTATACATGGTTACATAATCGTAACCAACAAAATTAAAGTAATCTACAATTCCAAAAGAAGAGGACTTGTTAGTAAATGCATAAAGCCAACTAGTGCCGTTTTCTACAATACTTTTACTATCTGCTAACACTAGAGCACTACTTCCAGTTAAACTGATAGTGTATCCTTGGCCAAGGCCTGATGTTGTTGAACTTGCTAGGAAAGTTGTGGCACTTCCTGTAGCTATTAATATACTTCTGTATATTCCACCACCTTCTACTACGGGTATGTTTTCTAACGTCTTTATAGTACTTACGTCTCTACCGTAAGCAGTTACCGTCTTACCTTTCTTAAAGATCTCTGCTACATACTCTACGTACTTATTATCCCCTAACAGTGGTATTCTTGTACCGTCAATATTAATTAATTCTACAAGTTTAAATAGACCTCCATTTGGATATTCAGGATCAGAGGTTGTAGTGTAGCTAAATCTTGCAAAGTAGTTTGAAAATTTATCAATTGGATACCCTGGAGCTTGTGATTGAGATGCAAAATTAATTGCTGTGTTATATACTCCAGTATTTTCAGACCCTTCATACCTTGCAACTGTCCAAGAGCTTGTAACAGCATAATTAGAATCTTGAACTGCTGCTAAAGAAGCTGATCCGGATTGAATAAGTACTAAGTTAACCGGATTAAATGCATTTGTAGAGTAATCGATATCTTCGTAAGTTGTTGATAATCTACTTCCAGATACGTTATTTAATAATGGGGTTGTATTTAGAGAATATGAAAGTTGGCACTCTATATTCGATCCAGAGTACTGCCCGTTGTAGAATTCGTATTGAGAAGATTCAATCCCGGTTACTAATCCGGCCTTAGTCAAGATAGACGAAGTCCATGATTGTGATATGTTGGTTAATACGTTAACAGATCCACCGGCACCGCCTGTGAAAACCTCGATAGACCCTGTTTGATAATCTCTTGCTAGAGATGTAACTGAACCGGTATATTCTGGTTGAGTATAATCAACTTGGGCGGGTCTTTGTCTGTTTCTTTCCAGTAAATGCTGCTTAACAATCGCACCTGTTGCTACAGAAGATCTGGCAGGTACGAAGTCTTTAATCATCTTGAATAAAGAATTATCAAAGTACTTTATTAATCTAAAGTAGTCTTGTAGATCGTAAGAGCTTCCGTACTTTTTAAAGTAGTTTGAACTTAAAGTATCTAACTGCGGATAAGTGTAAGAAGATTGAGAAATGAATCTAGGATCTCCAATATACTCTCCGATATTAATATATCCAAATTGAGAATTAATATCTTCGTTAATTTCGTTAGCTGGTGAGAAACCAACTTCCATGTAGTTAACGTCTTGAGTATAGCTCTGTGATGCTGGGTAGTTTTGCTGTACAGATGCAAGTCCGGATAATACTTTACCGTAAACTGTAGATCCTCCAATTTTTATTTTATTTGATACAGCATTTTTAATACCTCCTAATACTTGATCATAAAATACAACCTCATTATTAGGTACGTATGTAGGAGTATTATTAAAGTAGAAAGCACTTGTTCCTGGGAAAGAAGATATTGTTGTTTGAGTGCCGGAAACTTTTGGATGTACTGATACTGAACCGGTGTATAATTCTCCTCCTAGAGTTGCTCTAAATGCTAAGTATTCACTCTCTTCAATTGAAGAAGGATTCATTACGTAAGCATCGAAAGTATCTTGGGTTGATTGTGTTGCATAATATCTCCACTCCTGTAATGATCCTGTGAATCCAGGTCCTTTCAGCGATGAAGTTGCAAGGAAAGATTCTTGAGTTGAAAGCCATTGACCGTCGTTACCTACTACTGATGCGGAGGCTTGAAATCCTATAATATTACTGTCAGCACCGTCATAAATATTGTTCTTAGCTATCAATTGGAAAGTGGTTGAACTACCTCCATTATCCTTATTAACCATTACAGACCACCAACCTCCATCGAAGAAAGGCAAGTAAACACTACAAGTCGTAGAGTTGTTTGTGAGATCAGGGTAAAAATCTAAGACGCCGTAAGTCTGGTATGGATTAACAACAGATCCTGAATAAGATCCGCTAGTATACCCTGAACCGGTGTATCGTAAAATTACTCCAACTCCTGTTCCTAAACCTGTACTGGTTGTCCATAAACTTTGAGAAGCAATAGTTGCAGTATTAACAGGTAGTCCGTTAGTTTTAAATCTAAATTGAACTGCTTGAGGGACATCATCTACGGCAGCCCATTCTGTATTTAAAGCCCAAGAAGATGATACGTAAGTAGATCCTGTTGCATAGAAACTATAATCAAAGGAGTTCTGCCATTGATCCCATGTCTTACTATTCTTATCTTTACCTCCGTATTCATAGATTCTTAAAATTGTATCAGGTACGCCGAAGCAGTCAATAAGTAACTGTAAACCTGCAATCGTACCTTTCTTTTTTAGTAGGAAAGGTAAGTTGTGGTAGAGTCTTTTATAGATTAATTTCTGTGCATCATTAAATGGAGTAGTTTCTGCAGATGCAGTAATGTATGTTGTAATTAATTCACTACCTGTTGGAGGTAAAGTTCCGCCGGCTGGATTAATTCCTAAGTAAGTAGTATATAAATCGGTGTTACTAAAGTTACTTTCATATAGAGTTATACCGTAAGATCTAAGAGCATCGGCTGCTAAGTCAATTGAAATACCTTCTGAAAGTCTGTTATCTCCATCCTGTCTGTTTTCGATTGCTTGAGTGTATAGCCAGATTTGATCAAACATCTGAGCAACCATCTCGTTAAACAATTTAAATTGATCGTTGTCAGGATCTTCAACTATATACTGTGGGTAGATATTATAAATGTAGTTTACATTCTGCTCATCATACAAAGAAGCACTATTTAATTGATCTGAATACCAAGTTGATACTTCAGTAGATCCGGTAGAGTATAAAGTGTATGGAGGGGTAGAATTTGATTTTGGCCAACTTTGAGAAGAAGAATTAAAATACAAGTAGTAATCGTATCCATCAAAATTAGTAACTAAATTATTAATTTTAGTTTGGTATACTGCTTTACTTGCAGAAGCTTCTGTTGTATTGGAGATAGTATTTAAACTAGCGATCTGATTAGTATAGTTTTCAATCTCAGATGCTTTCTCGTAGAAGTTAATTAATCTTTGTTCTGCTGAGCTGAAGAATACGAAGTTAGAGAAACTAGAGTAGTCTGTGTTTAGCTCAGCTCTTCTTTCAACTAAAATACTATTTAACTGATTTGTTAAATCAATATTTGAACTATTAAAAATTGAATCAAGAGTTTGAAACTCTGTAGAGGTGCTTGTTTGTTCTTGAGCTTGAATATTTAAGTTTGGTCCTTTAAGGAAGATTTGCCCAGGAGGCAATACTTCTTCCTGTGGATATTCTACTCTAAATGCAACAGGTTCTGATTTCTTTTCTACAAAAGAGAGGGTTGATCTTATTCCTAGGTTTGTAGGTAAGGGTTGGTATAATTTGATTAATACAGCGGACCCATCAAATCCTACGTTTGTAGCAAGTAGGATAGTATCATTTCCAAAATCTAAGTCAAACCCTTGGAATGTCTCACTGCTATTTAAATAATTAGATAAGGTAGTAGCTACTGCTTGTAACTCAGTAGAGTTTAAACTTGAATTAGATATTCTAAGTTCTGTCCTGTCTGAAGATAATTCAACGATGTTAAATATCGGAGAATTTGGTATTAAGCTACTAAGAAAATTATAATTTACTTTATAGATACCTTGGATGTAGTTATTTGAAGCAAGGTCTTGTGCCGGGTCTAAATTTAATTGAGTAGTAGAGCTACCAGATATTCTCCCGCTTGTAATAGAGTAATTAGTAGTTAACCTGCTTATAAGGTTATCATTAACATCGTAAAGGTAAGCTTGAATATAATCTGTCTCTACGTTGTATCTACTGGTTACGCTAATACTGGATACACTGCTTTCATCTACAGGAGTTAATTCCTGACCTTGAGTATTTAATGGAATGATAGGAAGTACTGAAGGGGTAGACATTATTGCGGTGTTTGTAAGTTAAGTAATGATTGCTGTAAATCCAAATTCTCTTGTCTTAATTGTGTAATTTCTTGTTGTAGTGCTTCTATTTCAGCATTAACTGCTTCACCTCCGATGTACTCTCCACTAGTTTTAACTAAATACTCATGTGAGTTAGTTTCTCCATATTTAGGGATAGTGTAGAATAAATTCTGATAGGCTGTAAAGAATTCAGGAACTGTAATAGTATCTGCTACAGGAGGTTGTTCGGCAGAGGCTGTAACTCCAAACTGTGTAAATTGAGTGTTCACAGTTCTTGTTAATTCTGCTTTGTTATACTTTAATACTTCTATGTTTACTGTTTCAACCATTATCCGTTCACAACTTTAAAGTAGTAGTTACTATCTAGTATTTGAGTACTTCCTCCAATTATGGTTTTAATAAGTATTTTGTAATACCTCTCAGGCTCTAGTCCATTCATGTATACATCAAAATAGTTACTATTAGAGTCAGCGCTTATTTTAGTATACTGAGTATCAAAATCAACTACAACCTCATCTGTATCTAGGTCTTTAATAGACCAGTAAGAGGCAGTTGGTAGGTAGTAGTTTGTAGTGTAGAATGAAGATGTAAGGAATATCCGAGGAGGGAATTGAGGTCTTGCATTTACTCTAAATCTTTGAATAGTCTGGGGTTGGTAAGAGCTAGCATTATTAGGTAATGTAACTACTACATCAGAGGATGTTACAAATGTTTGGATAGATGAACCGGTATTAAATACATAATCAGACCATCTGAATTCTAGTTGCGGAGGATAGATTGTATTTGTATCAACTGAGAAGTATTTAAACTCTACTGTTTTTGTAGTATCGAATTCATCAGCATCTGCCTGTTTAATAAGGAAGCCATTATTTACAATAGATCCACTATACCAAGCTAAGACTGTGTTAGTTACATCAAATGATAAGTCAAACTCAGATCTGTACTGAAATGAAGAGCTTTGAGCATAAGCAGAGCTAGTGTACCAGTTTCCACCGCCTTCATATCCTGTTGTATAGGATGCAGTTGCTCCAGTAGATCCAAAATTAGCGGTTACCCAAGCTCCGGAGCCGGAACTTGTTCTATATTTCCAACTAACTCCATTTTGAGTTTGAGGAGAATCTAGATATTTACCTGTTCCATTCTGCCATGAACCGGAAGCTGCGTAGTTATAGATGGTTGTTTCTTCTGCTAGACCAGTTACTTTAGCCATAAAGGTCTTAAAGTAAACTGCTAACGAACCACTTACTTTATTTTGAATAACATCTTGGATTTCGTTTTGATTAAACTGTACTAGGAATCTACTTACAGCAGGTGAACCATCTAAAGCGATACCGGTAGTTGCTTCTATAATTTCATCTATCCCGGTATTCATTGCCGGGTATTCGCTATACAGGGTAGCGTCTTTCTCTGGGAAGAGTTTGTAAACAGCCATTTGTTATAAATATGAATTATAGAGAAACTACTCTACCTTTAATATCTGTGTCTGGGTATTTAACTTCAAAGATCATAGGATCAATAGAAGGGTAAATAACATTTCCTTGATTAGCTATAGAAGTATCGTAAGCAAACTCAGAATATCCTTGAGCAACTCCTGTTTTATTTGAGATTGTAACAGATTTAACTGTCTGTACTCCAGGTACTTTATCAAGTAAAATATTTAAATCTTTTAGTATAATCGGCTGGTTAAACTGCCAATTTTCAGTCTTAAAGAATGCTTTTACTTCTGCTAAACAATTCAATAATACTTCACTATTAATAAAATTAGGTCTAACTACAACCTCGAAGTCAACACCAATATTAATTACATACCCATCTTTGATAGTTACAGTATCACCCGCAACTCTATACTCAGATAAGTAAGTGCTTAGATTTTGTTTTACTGCATCTGAAACTTGAGTTAGGTATCCGCTTGCATTGTAACCTAGTACGTAAAGGTTTAATGTTGTTGGAATTTGACCAGGGAGAGTAGTATCTGAAGCTTTAGTAGGTTGAACAAAAGCTTTAGCTATAGATCCATAATTAGAAGGCATTGATAATGCTCTAATCAAATAATCGTTAGGAGTTACGTTTCTCAATTGTGATTGGTAAGCAACTAATGTATTCTGTCTAATTTCCTCTAAAGTATCACCGTCACCACCTCCGGAAGCTGCTTTTGGGTTATTTACAGCGATTGTACTGAAGATGTAATTTGCAGTGGTGGTATTTAGATTATTATTAATAAAGCTAGCATTTGTAGTGTTTACTAAGCTTGTTAAACTGCCAGCTTCTACGTTTGCAGTAACTCCACCGCCTGTCAAGTATCGAACTGTTAAGGTTGTATTTGCAGGAGCAATACCGTAAGTATCTGTGTATAGGAAGTTGGTAGGATCAAATGCAGTTGTTAATTTGGACTGTTCGTAAGGTAAACCTAGACCGACATTATTTGGATTGGGTGTAATCACTTCGTCTACATCGCTAGTGGTTCCTGATCCGAATTGGATTTCCAAAGTATTTTCAGAAGTAAACCTAGTTACGAATCTTCTTTGAATTTTCTCCAACTGCATCAAGTATGGGGCATCACTGTCACTGTAGTAATTAGGATCGTTGGTATTTGTATTCCTTACAGGAATGTAAACCATCTCTTGTCCTAGGTAAGGTACTTCGTACCAAGTGTTACCGTTCGAGTCTGTGATGTCTAAAATTTGAATAATGTCAGCATTCTGTAGAGTGACAGTTGAGAAAGCTTCTGGAGCTCCAAAACTAAAAGTAGTTGTTTGTATTTGCCCGGAAATACCTTTACGTGTTTTCTTTAGAAGATAGTATTGAGGATTACCTGCTGAGATCTGATATACTGTTGTTTCGGTAGGATCGAAAGAACTAGAGAAAGAGAAATCGATAGGGTCTTGAACTATAAAAGTAGTATTTCCGTTTGTAGATTTTACTTGAGTATT